AAGTTCAAGTTGCTCCGCAAGAAGTAGTTTTAAGTTCATATGTTATGGGTGGCACTGTGCAAGATGTTGATAGCAATTCATTCAGTGGATTTAGTTTATAAAGAGGAATAATCAATGATTACATTATATACAAAAGATAACTGTCCATATTGTGATGGCGCAAAGCACCTTCTAAACAGTTGGGGCGAAGAATATGTGGAAGTTCATATTAATGATGAGGGTGTTCGTGATTGGTTGGTAGCTGAAGGTCATAAGACCGTGCCGCAGATTTATTATAATAACAAACTTTTAGTAGAGGGCGGTTATAGCGGACTAAGTAAATTGTCTATCAACGAATTACAGGAAAGAAAGAATGCTAATCTCTAAAACTGACAAAAATACTGTCTATACATTCAAAACTGTCACGGGCGAAGAAATCATTAGTCGTGTTAGTGAAAGTGATGCCACTACTTACACGTTGCTAAAGCCACTGGTTATGATTGTTACTCCACAAGGTGGATTTGGATTGGCACCAGCAATCTATAGTGTTGGACCATCAGATACGATTGTGTTAAATAAGAGAGCAGTTGTTCTTTCTGGTAAAACTGAAAGTGATATCGCCACTCAGTATCTGCAAAAAACAACAGGACTTACACTGGCCACTGCCTAAAGGAGAGTCAATGCCTATTCCAGCAAAATTTGGAACTTTTAATAGTGGTGGCGGTGTATCATTTCAAGGTGATCCCACCGTAATCATGAATGGTAGACCATCAAGCCGTTTTGGTGATATGGTTACTCCGCATCCACATTTGCACCCTGCTAATCCTATCGTGTTGGGCAGTGCCACTGTTCTTGTAGGATTAAGACCGCAAGGTTTCTTGGGCAGCCCTGATGCATGTCGTCACGTTATGTTGCCAGTAGAAGCAGATGTTTTTGTTGGTCTTGCATAATGACTGTAGGATATTTTACTACTGGTAATGGAACTATAGCTACTTCAAGCACTAGTTTAAATATTACGGGTTCAGGAACTACTTTTACAAATTATTTGCCAGGCAGTATTATTGCTAATGTAGGAAATGTTTTTATTGGCTATGTAGGTTATGTAACAAGCAATACAGCACTAACTCTACGAGCAAATGCGAATCTTGCTATAAGTAGTGCAAGTTACAAAGTTGCTGCATTTGTTCCTAATACTATTCCATATACCTATAATTGTATAGGCAATATAACAGCTAGTAATATTTCAAATATGGTATTTGGAAATAATACAGCATTTATTTCCAACCTGCAATACGGTGATGCAATTTATCAGCCTAATGCTACAACAAATAGTGCTAATTTATTTCTTGGCACGGTTGAAATGATTATTGATAATCATGTGCTGCTTTTAAATTCTAATTGTGCTGCAAATGTATCCAATACAGTATTTTACAAACAATCGCCTGTATATTATAGCACTACACTGTGGGGAACATCTTATAGTGATGTAAATACCAACCCTAAATTAAATCAAATAAATGGAAATTTGTTTTCATGGGCTACAAGTGGTTTGATACCTGGCACAAGTTTTGTTCACAAGTATCATCCGCCTATTCGTGATAGTGTTACAGGTCAGCTTGTTGATTTGCCTGCAAGCGTGTTTACAAATACAACACCAAAAGCAAATGTATATCTAGATCCAAATATAACTCCAAAAAATAATACAAACGCAGCATTAATAAACTCCTATGTTTATGGCAATACAGGATTAAATATTTCTGGTAATTTCTTTACACTTGGTGATTTTGATAGTGAACACCGTGTCTTTGGCACAGACATAACAAATGTTCGTAATAGTCTTTATAATGCTGATTTTATAAAAAGTTTAGCTGCTAGCGATGCAACTCTATATGCAGATAATGCAAATACAGTAATTGTAAATAGCAGAGTGCATCAATTTGCAACTGCAATAGGTGTAAATATACCACGTGTTACCGATTATCACAGTGATGCAACGCAATATTTTAGTCAAAAATCTGCATTAGATATGTTAAAAAGCCGTGACAGTAATAATTTAGGATCAAACCAAGATAGTAATTTAAGATTGCCGCCTTTGTCATTAAAAAAACTAAGCGCAACAGGCACTCCTATTGCAATACCTGGTTTGTTAAATGCTAAAGTTGAAAGCGATGAACCGCAAAATGTACCATTTACACCTATAATTTATAAAGTACAGAAGAGCTAGGAATAATATAATGGCAGGTTATAATGCAAATTTTGGTTCACAAGTTGATGCCGCCTTTCAAGCAAAAGGATTACCTATTGGTAGTGGTGCTGCGCTTCTTGGTATTGAAAATCCAAGTGGCGATCCAAATGCTACTAGCATTACTGGTATTAAGGGACCACTGCAACAAACTAGTGGGTTTATGGCACAGTGGAATCCTGGCGGTAGCACGCTAAATCCAAATGATAACATTGCCGCTGCTAGTAATTTTTTTGCCGCACAACAAGCAGCAGGTTACACACCAGCAGAAGCATATGTAATTTATCAACAAGGACCAGGTGGCGCTCATGCGTTGTTTAACAGTGATCCTAGCGCACCCATTAGTTCTCTACCCCAAAATATTCAAACTAATTTAATTAACAACGGTGTTAATCCTAATGGAACCGTTGGTGATGCAATTAATCATGTTGAAGGACAATACGCTAGCGGTGCTGGTCTTGCGAAAGGTGCAGGTTTAGATACTAGCGGTGTTCCTACATCTAACCGCACACCACCTAAAGGCAATAATGCCATAGAAGGAACCAATAGTGGTGGAACCAGTTTTGGTGGTGCAGGTTGCGCCGCCGCTGGTTTATCACCTTCTGGTTTGATGGCTATGGCTGCAGCTGTAGCAGGCGGTGGAATGGGCATGAATGGTGTCCTAGATGCAGTAACAAAAACTGTAGGCGCAAGTCCAATCACAGGATTAATGTCAAGCGTTATGAGCGGTGGTGGCAACATAGTTAATGCTGCTCTGAATGCAGCTGGTGGTGGTGCTAGTAATTTTATTAGCGGTGCTATCAGTAATTTTGCAGGTGGAGCTGGCGGACTTATATCAAATGCACTTAACAGCATAAGTGGAGGAGCATTTCAAGCACTCAGCCAAATTGGTAGTAATATCTTACCAAGTTTAACTGGTGTATTGCCAGGTGGATTAAATGGTTTAGTTAATAATGCGTTAGTTGGTGGTCTAACTGGCGGATTTAATGGTATGCTAAATGGCGTAGTAGGCAATGTAACACAAGGTGTTGTTGGTAATTTATTAGGACCATTAAATGGTGTGTTAAAAGATAGTCCGTTTCCTAATGCTATACAACAATTTGGTGCAGCTGGTGGATTAAATGGTATGATTCAAACTGTTGCACAAAATATGGTTGGTGGCGGTAGCGGAAATATCAATAACTTTGTAAACAATATTGGTATGGCTAGTGCTTATAGCAGTATTGCAAATAATATTGTCGGTGGAACTGCTGAAGCTGTTGCACAACAATTTGGAAATGGTGTGAATGGTCTTGGTGCTGCTATAAGAAACAATAATGATCTAATAAGTTTTGGTTTGACATCTTTGACTAGAAATATAAACGGTGCAGCAAATGATATGTTAGGTTGTGGTAACATGGCAACTACATCACTACTGCGTTTACAACAACCAAGTCATGTTGCTAGTCAAATATTAGACGCTGGATTAGGTGGTGAAACTGGTCTAACCACAAAACTTGTTACAGCAGGTTTACCGATTGCTGGAATTGATAATCCATTGCATGATGCTCCAGTCAAAGCCATACTTGATTCTATAAATGATAGCAATGCTGTAGGTGCCGTAAGCGCTCATTTTAATATAAAAAAACCACTACAGCATCTAGGACAACTGACTGATTTTGCACATATGTGTCCAAATTTAGCGCAAGACAGTCCAAGCCAAAATTTCAGTGATCTTGGTCAACAACTAATTTCACTTGGTATGACACGTGGAAAAACATTTAGTGATTATGCAACTGCATTTTCAAAAGTAGATGCTGGTTTGAATCTTCAACATTTAAGTCAAAATTCAAGACCGATTACTGATACAGCAGCTAATAGTCTAATGCAAACATTTGGATATGGTGGTGGAACGTTAGGAGAAATCACTACAGCAGACTTTATTGGAACTGCTGGTGGTTATGTTCATAATGATACTTTGCCTTATATTCTTGATGCAAATACAGTGATTGCTGCAAGACCAGAAGGTCAAGAATTAACTCGTCGCATTGGTGTTCTACAGTCGCTAATTAGTGGAACTTACTATGTGCCGGGTTCACCTGCTGATAATAGAAGTGGTTCACCAGCTATTTCAGATGCTATAATTGTTCCTGATTTAGGTTCATTTACTACTCTTGATGCAGCAGTATTTTCAGCAATAAGCTATATTGAATCACAGTTAACTGTAATTAAAAATATTACTGACCCAAATATCCAAGCAATTATTAAAGCAGCAGAAACTGCACATGCTGCAAGTTGCGCTCAAATACTAAAAGAAAATCATTTTATTCAAACTTATAACATGGATTTGTTTGAACATGCTTCAAACACACCTGTTACTGCATATGTATTTGCCGCAGGTTTGCCTAGTGCTGGCAATGACAATGGTTATGGTAAAATAGGTCATTATATTGAAAGAGTTGCTACAGATAACATATATGGTGATAGTATTAAGGCAGCACTGCGTATGGGACGTAATGCTGCTGCACTAGAGCCACTTGGTGTTCAAACTGATAGATTTCAATTACCCCATAGTCAATATTATCGCAATCCAACAAGTTTTTATTTAGATGCATATACTGCAAAATTACCTATCACACCAACCCAACTTGTAGATCAAGTCATACCAAAAACACCACAAGAATTGTATATTGATATGCGAAATCAAACACTTATTAATAATGGATATAATCCTGATGAAATGTTGCCTGCACAAGCAGATGAAAAATACTATGATTTACGTTGGATATCAACTCCACCTGCAGTTCTAGAAAATATCGGACTTACGCTATTACAAGAAGCTGTTAATCGTAATATAATTGTTGTTGGCGATAAGTGTTATGTAATTGGTTTAGATCGTAGCCAAAATTTATTTGCAACTATAGATCAAAAAGGTTTATTACTAACTAACAGTGATAATTTTGTTGGAACTATGCTAAGCATTCTAAATAAAATGCTATATGGTGATATTGGAACAACCAAATATGAAACGCCATTCTTTACTGACCAAATGGTATATGGCATGCTAGAAATGTTTGGTCAAATTACACCAAATAATGTAGATGCACTTAAACAAACTCTACTTGGTGGTATTGCACTTGGTAGTTTCTTAGATAAGTTACGTGCATTCTTTGGTGCTATACTCAATAATACAAATACAGGTATGGACAGAAATATCTATAATGCATGGGGTGGCAGTGGACCAGATGGCGATTATACAAATGGAAAACGTCGATAATTTTGTTTGATAATACAGGCATTTTCTACTATAAATAACATATCATGAAAATGAATGAAATTATAGAAAGTATTACTGAAATGAGTGTTGGTGCTGGTGGTTTAGAATATGAAACTGCTGTTGTAAAATCTATCCAACAAGTAATTCCTCACTTTCAAGAACGAGTTAAGTTTACAAATCTAAACTTTGCTACTGCTGGTTATAGCAGTGTAGGCATTGATCTTGAATTACAAGCGAATGGTGCACCTTTTAATATAGAAATTAAACAAAACAAAGATGCACAAATGGGTGGCACAAGTATTCGCTACAATCCATCAACTGATTTGGCTGAGATTGTAAACCGTGATACAATAGATGATGAAGCAGAACCCTATTTTTTAAACGCAATTCAATCTAAAAAAGATGCTATTCTTGCATTCTTAGATTATATGCGTAAGCAAGAACCGCTAGAATTACATAGCAAGATACCAGAACGTTTTCCCATTTCTGGTGTTACTAAAGGAGCATGGACAAATGCAGTAAAGGATGGATATTTAAATCCACTTAATGAAACTGTAAAGTTCAATGATACCTCTATCATCACTAAAGCATACAACCTAAAGCAAGTATATTATATTCAGGTTGGTGGTGCTGGTTTGTTTTATCTTAATGAAAATCCATATGACTTGCCTGTGCCAAAATTTGAAGGTCAAATTCAAATTGAGTTTAGATTGGGACGCAGTGGTAGCAAATCAAGAAAATTTGGTGATACCACCATCGAAACAGTAGGCGCTGGTTATCGTTGCCAAGGTCGCCTTAAAACACGTATTAAGAGCAATTTGAGTCTTGATAACACTGCAGAAGCATTTCAAATCTTCGCATATATTGACGACCAAACTAAATCATGAAAGCTAACGTAGAAAAAATCTGGCATTTTACCTGTGAGTT